AGTAATTAGTGATAGGGTGTATGTTTGTGCAACTGCTACAATTCGAAAACAAGGCGTAGATGAGGTAAGCGTTACAGGTTGGGCGCGTGAGCCATTAGCACAAAAAGGAATGAATGAGGCACAAATTACGGGGTCAGCATCTAGTTACGCACGTAAATACGCTTTAAACGGTTTATTTGCCATTGATGACACCAAAGACGCAGACGCTACTAATACAAATGGTAAGAAAGTTACAAATGCTAAACCAAAACTAGAAGATGCACAGCTACAAGATTCTTTGCTTAATGGAAATATACAAGAATTAAGAGATTTAATAAAAAAATACGATTGTACAGATTTACAAAAAAAATCTTTAACAGTTAGAGCAGCAGAACTAAAAAAACTTAAATAATATGGATAAGCCTAAAAGATACGAAACAGGAGGTATAGATGTTATAGACATCTGCAAACTATACAACTTAAGTTTTAACCTTGGTAATATAGTCAAATACGCCTGTAGGAAAAAAGGAGAAGATAAAGAAGACCTAGTAAAAATAATTGACTATGCAAATAGGGAATTACAATATATTAAAGAATGGGAGCAAATAGAAAAGAACACATAAAACTTAGAACTGACAAAGAATACTATGAGAGTCTACCTCCACAAATGAGAGATAAATTTGAAGTTATTTCGATAGATGTAGACGGCTATAATTATGAATTTGACCAGTTACACCAAGAACTTAAAAAGAAGTCCCACAAAGCGTACAAGGACTTAAAAAAAAGAGAGTACGAATTAAGACACAATATAAACAAATAAAAAGTGAATTATGAGTAAAGAAGATTTAGAAAATTACAAAAATATTGAATCTAATATTCCAAAGTATGGAGATTATATGTATGAAAAAAAAGATATGAGACAAGAAAACCCTTATAGAGTTATAGAGGTTGTAAAAGATAATGATACCATTTTGTTGAGCCAAAGTCAAAAAGAAAAGTATGATATTTATAAAGTTTTTGGATTAAGTAGGGAAAGCGGTTTTAGAGAATTTAAATTTTCAAATGAAAAAACAATTTCTTCTCGTAAACTAAGAAAAAATAGTAAAAAAGAAATATATTTAAAAGAATTAATCATAAACAAATCAAAAAAGTAAATTATGAGTGAATTAAAATTAAAAGGAACGATTAAAGTAATCGGAGAAAAGCAAACTTTTGATAGTGGCTTTCAAAAAGTAGAGTTTGTAATAACTACAGAAGATCAATACCCCCAAGATGTAAAGTTCGAAATTGTACAAGACAAATGTGATGACTTTTTAAAATACAACAAAGTAGGCAAAAAAGTTGAGGTATCTTTTAATGTACGTGGTAACGAATATAAAGAGAAATATTACGTAAGTTTGCAGGCTTGGAAAGTATTCGGAGCAAGTGAAACGGCAACGACTACAGAAAGCGCACCAGTTCAAGATGAGCCAGTCGATGATCTGCCATTCTAAAATAGAATAAATACAATAACCACCGCCCAAAGGAAGAGGAGTAATAAACAAACTACTTGTTAAGACTTAATATGCTTGGGGTTCGACTCCCCACGGTGGTCTAATAAAGTGCTAAGTCAAAAAAGATACTGCCCGAAAATAGGGAATAATTAGGTAAAATAATAAATCCTTGTGTTAGCCTTTTATTTTTAAAAAGTTTAAACAGTATCTTTTTATTAAATTAAAAAATAAATAAATATGATAATAGAGTATAAAAATAGAGAGGACAGTATAAGGTTTGTAAAACATGATGACATTGATGCAGATGATTTTATGGACGTATTAGAGGTATTAGCAAAAGCAATTTACCACCCAGATAATATTGATGATTGGATTTATGAAAGAGCCAAAGAAATAATACAAGAATATAACGAAAAAAACGAAAAAAAGTAAATATGAAAGAGTTAGAAAAAGAGTTTATTGGAAAAGGACAGGTAAAAGGGTTTAAGTTTACCCAAGTAAAAAAAACAGAGTTTGGATATATTTACAAAGTAGACACTAAACACACTATTATGTATGAAGTGTTTAAAAGGAAAGAGAACAGCCGTTATAATTGTATTAGTTACCCTACAAATAAATCTTTTGGTATTTGGGCATGGACTTATAAAAGCTTAGATAATGCTATTAATAAATTAGAATACATTAGTATTAGAAAGGAGGTTAATAATGATTAAAGAGACTAAAAGAAAGGGTTTTAACTTTTATCGTAGTTATTATGATGTGTTTAACGAGCTGAACGATAAAGACAAATTAACATTTATAAAAGCCTTATTAGATAAGCAATTTTTAGACATAGAGCCTACTAACCTTAAAGGAATGGTAAAATTTGCTTGGATAAGCCAACAAAATAGTATTGAACAACAGTTAAAAGGCTATAAATCAAAGACTAAAGACCCTATGCAAGGGGCTTGCCAAGGGGGTACGCAAGGGGGTTGCCAAGGGGGGTCTGCAAGGGGTGATTTACCCCCTAGCCTACAAGAGAAAGAGAAAGAGAAAGAGAAAGAGAAAGAGGAAGTAGAATTATACTATAAGAGAAAAGAAAAATTTATAACTTGGTTTAATCAACAGAAAAAAATTAAAACAGGTAGAATGGGAACTATTAAAGTAATGTCTAAAACTGATGACAATAATCTTAAGCAACTTTTCAAAGGTTACAAGATAGAGGACTTTCAAATAGCATTAGATAATATGTATAAAAACCCTTGGGCAGTTGAGAATAAAATGTGTAATATTGCCCACTTTCTTAGGATAGATAATTTTAACAAGTACCTCAGCCAAGGAGAAAAGAAAAAAGTTAAACCAATAGAAAACTTATACGATTAATGATACATAAAGATACAGCAGGTTTAAAGCACCTTAGAAGTATTAGAGATGGATCATTTAAACTAGGTTTAGGTATTGACTGCGATTTAGATTTACATTTAAGATACAAGAAAACTGATTTTAATGTAATTGCTGGTCATGCAAACGTAGGTAAGACACTAGGAGTATTATATTACTTTATTTGCCTATCTATCAAACACGGCATTAAACACGCTATTTTTTCATCTGAAAATGAGATAGGAGGACTTAAAGACGATTTAATAAGCCTTTATACTGGCACTTTAGTAAAAGATTTAACCGAGATAGAATTTGAGCAGGCGCACTATTTTGTATGCGAACATTTTAAATTTTATGATTCAGATAACTTTTTTATAAAACAAAAGCGGTTAATGAATTTTAAAGATATTATTGAGGTGGCAAATGAGTTAGATATAAATAATCTGGTTATTGATCCATACAACTCACTAGGTAAAGTTGATACTATTAAAGGTAATACCCACGAATACGACTACCAAGTAATGAGTGAGCTAAGAATGTGGTGCAAGAACGAAAAGAAAAGTTTGTATTTATTAGCACATGGTAATACAGATGCATTAAGGAAAGTATTTGTAAAAGGTCATGACTTTGAGGGATACCCTATGCCTTTAGTAAGTGCAGATATTGAGGGAGGTGGTAAGTTTGTAAATAGATGTGATAATTTTATTGTAATTCATAGAATGACACAACATAAAGAGCTTTGGATGCAGTCAGAATGGCACATAACAAAAATAAAGAATACCAAGACGGGCGGTAAGCCGACTTACAAAACAAACCCCGTTATATTCCACGCTCAAAGAAACTTACTTAGCTTTTTAGTTTACATACGTCCTGATATTTATGATGACACTCCAGAAAATGCAATAGACCCATTAAACAAAACTAAAGAGGATGAGCAAATGGTAATTAACAAAATACAACCTAATACAGATTTTGAGATAGTAAACGACTTTTAATTATGAATACTTTAGACGGAATAATAGCAAATAATAATATTATGGTAGTTAAAGACGGTTTACAGCAAATGAGTTCTAAGCTGTTAAAACAGAATAACCCTAATAAACACCTACTAAAACAAATTGAAAGCGATATAGAGCGATTAGATAGCCTATATTTGTACGTAGGTCAGTTAAAGGAAAGTGATTTTATTAATCAAAAGCGGAATAAGTATTTAGAAAGTATATTAATATCAAATACAGCTTATACAAAAGATTTAAAAAATAAGGTTAAAGAACTAGAAAAACAATTAGCAGATTTAAAAGAAAATTTAGAAATATGAGTAAAAACAAAAACGCGTACAAACTAGGTCAATGCTTTTTTAATCCATTAACTAAAGACACATGGATAATATATTGCGCTAACTGGGACGGTGGTAAAAGCCAATGGAGGTATAGTTTAATAATGGCAAACGAAGCAAAGCCAAAGATAATAGGAGTAGGTAGTAATGATAGTGACTATATTTATCAGGAAAGACTAGAAACTAAGGTACTTACAAAAAAATTAGAATTAATTTAATACTTGTTTGTTATTACAAATAAATATATTAGATTTGCATAAAACAATAAATAAATAATATGGAATACAAAGAATTTTTAAACAGTAAAAAGCACTTATTAGGAGAGTTTGGTTTTGAGCCTAACTTTATACCTGACATGGCTTTTGACTTTCAAAGAGAAATAATAACTAGAGCGTGTAAAAAAGGTAGAATGGCTGTATTTGCTGACACTGGACTTGGTAAAACATTAATACAAATATCTTTAGCTCAAAACATAGTTAATCACACAAAAGGCAAAGTATTAATATTAACTCCTTTAGCTGTAGCTTTTCAATTTATATTAGAAGCTGAAAAACTAGGTATTACAGATATTGAATACTCAAAAGACGGTACGCATAATAAAAGTATAGTGATCTGTAACTATGAGCGTCTTCACTATTTTAATAAAGAAGATTTTAAAGGCGTTGTATTAGATGAAAGTAGTATTTTAAAGAACTTTAACGGTAAGATTAAAACACAAATAACAAGTTTTGTAAAAAAGATACCATTTAGATTTTTAAGTACTGCAACTCCATCACCTAACGACTTTATAGAACTTGGTACTAGTTCAGAGGTATTAGGTTATATGGGTTATATGGATATGTTATCTAAGTTTTTTAAAAATAATCAAAATAGTGTAGATAGTGGTAATAGAAATATAGGAGAAAAGTTTTATTTAAAACCACACGCAGAAAAGGACTTTTTTAGCTGGGTTAATCAATGGGCAATAATGGTTAAAATGCCTAGCGACTTAGGATTTAGTGATAATCGTTATAAGTTGCCAGAATTAATATTAAAAAAGCACGTAGTAAAAAATGAAAGTACAGTTAATGTAAATGGTCAGATACAAATGTTTAATATAGTTGCTAAGTCATTTCATGAGATAAGACATGAGCAAAAAGAAACTATTAACGAAAGATGTATAAGAGCTGTAGAACTAGCAAAGGGTAAAACTAGTGTTTATTGGGTTAACTTGAATAACGAAAGTAAATTAATAAAACAATTAGATCCTGAAGCTGTTGAGATCATAGGTAGTATGTCAATAGAGAAAAAAGAGGACGTTTTACTAAGATTTGCACAAGGTAAAATAAAAAGAATAATTACAAAGGCTAAGATGACAGGTATGGGTTTAAACTGGCAACATTGTAACCACTCTGTTTTTTTTCCTACTTACTCATACGAACAATACTACCAAGCTGTTAGACGTTTCTGGAGGTTTGGACAAAAAAATAATGTTACTATTGACATGGTAATATCTGACGGTCAAACAAGGGTATTAGAAGCGCTACAGCAAAAAACACAAAAAGCAATAGAACTACATAAAAATTTAACAGACAATGTAAATAGAGTTTATGAGTTTAATGCAAAAGAATTTAACAAAGAAATAGAATTACCAAAATTTTTATAAAAACAAATAATATGAAAACAAAAGAACAATTAATTACAGATGAGTACGCAATTTATAATAGTGATTGCATGGAGGTTTTACCAACTTTAAAAGATAAAAGTATTGATTTATCAGTATACTCTCCACCCTTTGCAGGTTTATACAACTATTCAAGTAGTGAAAGAGATTTTAGTAACTGCGATAGCAAAGAACAATTTTTAGAGCAATATGAGTATCTAATAAAAGAAGTAGCACGAGTAACAAAGGACGGTAGAATTACTGCGGTACATTGTACAGATGTATTTGATAATACTTGTAGGCTTTGGGATTTTCCAGCAGAAATAATAAAACTACATCAAAAATACGGCTTTGAATATCGTAACCGTATAACAATATGGAAAGAACCTTTAAAAGTTCGTATGCGTACAATGGTTCAATCATTAATGCATAAATTTATAGTAGAAGATTCTACAAAGTGTTTTACAGCTATGCCAGACTATGTATTAATATTTACTAAGAAAGGAGAAAACCAAGTACCCGTAACTCATCCAAACGGCTTAAAAAAGTATTTTGGTGCTACTCCAATTTTACCTAATATTTTAACAGCTTGGAATAATGCTAATAAAACAGATTTTAATGAGTCTCAATTATGGGAGTATTTAAATAAAAAGTTTATAAACCATGAAGACCCAAAAAGTAATAAATTGAGTCATTATATTTGGCAAAGGTACGCTAGTTCTGTATGGGACGATATTAGAATAGATAATGTACTACCTTTTAGAGATTCAAGAGAAGAGGGTGACGAAAAGCACGTACACCCATTACAATTAGATGTTATTGATAGAATAGTTGAAATGTATTCTAATAAGGGTGAAGTTGTACTAACTCCTTTTATGGGTGTAGGTAGTGAGGTTTATAGTCCAGTTTCTTTAGGTCGTAAGGCTATAGGAATAGAATTAAAAGATAGTTATTTTAAACAAGCTAAAATAAATTTATCTTTAACTAATAAAAGATTCAGAGAGCAACCAAGACAATTAACAATAGACTAAAAAAATATAAGCGTGGGTAATACCGCGCTTTTTTTTATCTTTGTAAAATGATTATAAATATTAAACCAATATCTGTTAACCAATGCTGGCAGGGTAGACGATTTAAAACAAAATTGTATAAAGCGTTTGAAATTGAATTAATGAGTAAATTAAAGCCTTTAGAAGTCCCAGCAGGTAAACTACAAATATTTATTAAATTTGGTTTAAGCTCTAAAAATGCAGATTGGGACAACCCTATAAAGCCATTTCAAGACATATTACAAAAGAAATACGGCTTTAATGATCGTAACATCTATAAGGCAGTAGTTGAGAAAGTAGATGTAAAAAAAGGCTTTGAATTTATAGAGTTTGAGATAAAAAAATACCCGTCTAAATAAATAGGCGGGTATTTTAAAACGCAAAACAAAAATAATAGATGTTGCAAATATACTAATTAATATTTATAATTACGTCCATCTCTTCAATAATTATTTCGTCTAAATAAAGTAAATTAGAAGTATAAACGGCATCCTCTACAGATTCAGCCAAAATATCACACATAACTAGCTCTCCTTTATCGTTAAATCCTGATAACCTATATTTAATCATCTTAATAGTTTTGTTTTATCTTTACTACCTTTTGAACTGCCAAAGTAATAACTAAAAATTGTTATTGCAACCCCCTCAACCATTCCTAATAAATGTATCAATAGTTTGTTATCCTGTAGATCAGGTTTAAATACTATAGCGACCACCATAAACACAAATACAGAAATACCAATTATACCAGTGATTAGCATCATAGGGTCTTTTTTACCTGTTTTGGCTATCTCTATCTCCCTATTACGCGCATCTTGTTTATCAGTTAAATATACTTTAGTCTCTTCTAATTCAATTTTAACAAGTTCTAAAGCCTTTTCTTTTTGTTCTGGTGTTAGTTCTTTGTCATCTTTTAACTTTTCACCTATACCCTCTATTAATTTACTGGCTATTGGTATGCTAGTATTTGATCCTATTAAATCTAAAGTCTCACCTAGTATATTTTTACCGTTGGCTTTTAACCATTCTTTTAATTTTCCTTTTTTTTTCATAATTCCATTAATACGTTTAAAGGCTGTTTACCGTTATTTAATACTAAACCACAACCTATTGCAGGTTTACCATAGTTTTTAGCGTATGCCATTGCATAAGCCTTTGCATCAATACCACAGCCAACCTGCATTCCAAAAATTTTAAAGTTACTACCAACTAAATGCTCACAGTATGCCTGAGTATGTAAATGACCCTGTACCACGCTGTTTAAATCTTTTTTCATTCTACTTCGAGCCGTTCCACCCTCTCCATGAATGTATAAAACATCATTATAAGTTACTGAGTCTGTAAAATTCCAGTTTGGCGTTTCTAATACGTCTTTATACTCTTTTATCCATGCGCTTGGTATTGCAGAGGTTTGAGCTTTACGCATTATTATTCTATCATGATTACCTATAATAACGTCTGCAACTGGGAAAGCCTTATACCATTTTTTTATCTTTTTAATGGCTAATTCTAACTCCTGTTGACCTCCTAATCCGTTGGTATCTGTCTCATGGTAACTACTATAATGATTATCTATAATATCACCTATAAAAATAACTTTATTACAATTATATTCTTTGTATGTTTTTTTACAAAAGTCTAAATACCCTTTTAACTCAAAAGGCGCGTGTATATCTCCAATAATTAATATATTTTCTATTGATTTGTCGCGGTGTTTTAAAATTAGGTCGTTCTCCTGTTTGTTTAATCTTGGTCTAAATTGCCCGTTTTTCATATTTCTTTTATTTTCTATTATCCCAACGTGCTTTAGTTCCCCTTATGTCGTAATGTGTAAAAGTGTCATACATTCCTACACCACCCTGATTAATTAACATCTCAGTAATTAATACTTTTACAGCCTTAGCCACCTCATCAGGTGTTAAACCTTTTACTGTAAAGTCACACGCTTGACCTAGTTTATGTTTACTACCTTTTGCGCCTCCTATTTTTTTATTATATTCTGGTGATCTGTAGCCGCTGTTTATTGTTATAGGTTTTTTTAAAACGTCCCTAATAACTTGCATATTGTCTGCTAGTTCTAAAATGTTGTTAAATACTTCTAGGGGAATATCTGACAAGTCTTTACATTGAAACTCATCAAGGTAAAAATTTTTGGTTAGTTGTACTCTCATAATATTTTTTTTCGTAAATATACAAATAAATAAGTAAAAATAATTGGATAAAAATTTGTTAATACAGTTTTTGTTATTACATTTGCTTTTAAATACATAAACAAAAATAAAATGACAACTACAGAATTAAGAACAGCAGTAAAAGAAATGACTAAACAAGAATTTATTAATTTAAGAGATGAATTAGAGAGTAATTGGGATAATAGTTTAAGACCTAAAATGCAAATATTGTCTTTAGCTTGTATTAATAAATTCGGAACTACTTTGATAAACTTAAACAAAAATAAATAAATATGAAAAATAGATACTTTTTATTACTAAATTGCGTACTTTTTACAGTTGGTTGGTATGCTGCAAGACAATACCAATTAAACCAAATACCAGAGTATAAAGGTTACACGCCTAGCTACAAAGGTACTTTAAAAGGTAAAATAGAGAAAGAGTTACCAATATGGGAACATTTTACAACTGAGGAGAAAATAAATGGAGTTTACGGATATAATAAATTAAAGTAATGGATAAAGAAAAGACAATAAAAGACACTATTAGTATAAAGCCTAGCCAGATAGAAAAGGCTAAAAAGATAGGGAAAAAAATAGGCAAAACATACAAAGGTAAAGGTAGTGTTAGCGGTGCTGTTGGTTATTTGATTGATAGTTATAAATTATAACGTTTAGTATATGGTGTGTAGCCTACACCCAAAACTTGGCTATTAAAAACAAATATTAATTAGGCTATACACTATATACCGTGTTATATGCTTTTAAATTTTAAAACGATGAACTTATACAAGATTACATTTTCACACACAGCACCAAAAGACCAAGCTGAAGGAATAAAGGGTTATTTGTTAGCTGAAAATGATGAGCAAGTTTACAATTACATAGATAAAACCTTTAACTATGAATGTTGGAAAGATGCTGATGAAGATGAAGATAGAGAGCCTATTGAATTATATGATGATGATTATAATGTAATAGGTACAGAAACATTTAAAGAAAAAATAATAAGAATAAAAGGTGAACAAAACGATGAGGATTATGATTACTGTGATGCTTATTATGGGATAACCCTTTATGGATGGGA